CATTATAGACATCATTAAATTATTTTTTTCATATACATCTCTAGAGGATTTGAATACAGATTCTCCAAAGTCTTCTATCGTAGTTTCTATATCAGTGTGTTCTGATAAAGCCTGTACCGGAGGCGTTGCCCCTACAGGTCCGATAAATACAGGTACGTTGGGGGATCCATGAGGAGTTGCCTTCTTAACAACCTGCCCATTCCCTACAACAACAATGTTTTCTTCTTTGTCATAGTAATCATAAACATATAACCAATCCTCATCATCTCTGTCTGTAGCTTCCCCACTAAGCCTTACTCCATATTCCTGTTCTATCTCTGTTCTTCCTTTCTGTATTTTGTACCACGCCCAATCTAATCCGTCAGCCCCCACTCCCCAATAAGTGTGCATTGGATCCCAAGGGGATATGTCGACATAGGTTGTCCCGTCATCTCTTTTTGTCAGCAAAGCTCTCCCTGCATACCAACCACGAATAGCAACATAAAATGCCAATTGGTTTTTGATAGAAGGTTTCAGTGTATTCTTTAATCTTTCGTCTGCTGACCTTAACATTCCAAGAAATACTTTTTCTTTCCTGTTATTAGCATCTCGCATTTCTCTGTTTTCTGTTACATTAGGTATTCGTACTACCATTTCAGAGGATACTATCCAAGATATTACCTTGTCTGCGTATGTTTGTGGGGCGTTGGAAGTATAAGACTGATAACCATCCCCTGCCTCATAAGGATCTAGGCGATATAATGAGTAATCATCTTCCATTCTTTGTCTTAATTTCTCGGTATTATCGTAATGTATATCAACTTTGTCGATAATATCATTTGCTTTTAATTTCTTTTTTCTAGCCATATACTATTACCCCCATCTCTTCACTCGAATTGTGCTTTTTCCTGCAACAAAACTGTAACCAAAATGGTTTATTAGCCCATAAATAAGGGCTTTGATACCATGATTATACTTGTCTTGTGGCTGATTGCCAACTATATTTCCATCCCTATCTACTTTCCATTGATAAACTTTAGTCTGTCCATCAAAAGGATTTGCAGTTGCCCCAAACTCTGATAATAAGCCTTTGCATACAGGGGAAATGATAAGCTTGGGCTCTCCTTTCCCTGTAAGTTTTAGTGTGGATTTTAATCTTTCAGTCCCGTCATTAATCTGAATTTTTTCTGAGTCTAAATATAATCCTGTACTGTCTAGCCAAACTTCTGCAGGGGCACTCATTGCCTGATGCTGATACCCTGCAATATCAATCACCCCATATCGTAAATCTTTGTACCAAGGTTTGTTCTGAACAATATTAATAATTTCTTCTGTGATTAAATTCTGTTCATACACTTCATCAAAGACTCTTACCTGATCGTTTATAATCTGAATAGCACACACAGCATACGCCCCTGCATAGCCGGGGTCTATCCACACATGGACAGGCTCGTCAGGCACATACTCTATCTTGTCAGAGACGTGTATGTCAGGACGGAACTCAGGGAACACGACACCTCTTGGAGGGGAGGGGATTCCTTCTATTCTTTCCATGAAGAAGTCATCACTAGAGGATTCTTTTAATCTTAATATTTCGGGGTCTTCTTTTCCTAAAGGGTATAGATGCTTGTTAGTCCATGACGGGAGTGAATATGATTGTTCATCATTCACACCATACTTCCAAGACTGAAACATTTGTGGGTACCAACCCAAAGAAGATTCAAAAGTCCCTGCCAAAAACAACCAAGCTTTTCTTGGGGCACACCTACCTCTCAACCTGTAAAAACTTTCAAGGTCAAGCTGTGATGCCTCACACCCTATGATTCCATTGGGAGCTTTCATTGCTAAGGTCCGAGGGTCCTTGGCAGACTTCGTTTCTATCACAGTACCATCAGCCAATTCTATCCTGCCGGGGTCTACTCTCTTGGAGGTTTTCTTTAATATCCCAAGTTGTGCAAAATCACTCACAAGGTATTCAAATTCTGCCCTAGTACGTTCATAATCTGCAGCAACCAACCAATATAATCCTGCTCCTTCTGTCTCAAAAGCTTTTTTAAGCAGGAATTTACTAGCAATCATGCTTTTCCCTGCCTGTTCTCCCCCTGCTACAAGGATAAATCTCTTGTCAGAGTCCAATATTACCTTCTGTTCTTCTGTTGGATCGAAACTTACCTTCTTATAGAGGTAGGTTTCTAGTTCATTTGTTGTCATTATCTAATAATTCCTCAGCTTCTTTGATTGCTTTGGACTTTTTAGATGCCATTTTCCTTAATTCTGACACAATTGTCTTCGCATCATCAGATTGTGCATCATTATTCCTGTATTTATCAGGGAGGTTTGCATTAAGTAAGGTGATTAACAGCACAGGTTTGGAATAATCCTCATTCTGTACCATTTTATCCACTAACTGAAAGGCACTTGCCTCCAAATCTTCTCCGATCCCTATACGAATGTCGTTATAATTCTGTTTAAACTCAGGATCTTCTTCGATTAACTGATAGAAATAACTTCTACTCAACCCTCTTACAGCTCTGACTGCCCTAGACACTGTTTTATTTAACTGAAAAGACTCTAGAAACAACTCTTTAAGTCGTTTCTTGTCTTCTTCCGAATATACTTTTGCCATTAAAACTCCTTAATTTAAGGGGTGGGAGTAGGAAACGGGCATGAAAGAACCCAAAACCCCACCCCAAATCATAATACTCTATGGCATAAGGGTCTGTCAATGAGACGGGTAAAGTATAACAGGGAAGTTATCCCCACCAACTCCTAGGGTATTGAAACTGAAAAAGTCAACAGCATCTTCCCTTGCCATGTCGTTCTTCTCCATTAACTCTGATATTATTAATTCATAATCATAAACAGCATAATGCTTAGTTTCTGTCCCTAGATTCTGAATACCAATCCCTATTAACGCTTTCTTGAATGATGGGTCTCTGAACATCACAGCTTTGTTATCTGATAACTCGGCTAACTCTACTTCTATATCTGCATAAGATTGCATATTTACTCCTCCGTAATATCAAATTGTATGTATGGTATTTTATTTCGCTGAGTCTAGTAATCTTTGGAGTTCAGATACAGGGATTAAACTTCTTTTCCCTACCTTAACTTTTTTAAGCTCCCCTCTTTTTATTACGTTAAAGATATGCCCTTGGCTTACCCCTAGTATCTCTGCAAATTCATTTGTCGAGTAAAACTCTTTTCTTGTAGAACTATTAGTCATTTTCATACCCTTCCTTTATTAATTTGTCTAAACTACTTTCAACAATTCTTCTTGACGTCCCTAACTTTCTTGATTCCAATAAACCTTTATCAAGCAAATGATAGATAAACGTTCTAGAACAAGAAAGTCTTTCCATACATTGCTGAATCGTAACTAGGTTGTCTTTCCTTAATATCATATTAAGCTCCTTTTATTTGTTTTATTTATTATAGCATATATATTGCTATTGCAAAATACTTTAATATTTTGCAATTGCAATTATAATAGCTATATAATAGCTATATATATAGCAATAACTCTTTTATGGAAATTAAGATACGCAAAATAATAGCTACTCTCCTGTTTTGCATTGCAATTGCACTTGCAATTGCATTAACAATTGCAATGCAATTACTATATAATTAAACCGGAGGGGGAAACTTAGGCATTTCTCCTTTAATGTTTAGCACTCCCCCTCTACACTTAAGGACGTAGGGCGTTTTTTAGCAAAAAAATTCTGTCACGGGTATCCACCCACTATTTATCTTTTTTCTAAGCCTTGCCCCTGTTGCTGTTGTTTGTGTTGTTCGTGTTGTTCTTGTCCTTATTGTTGTTGCTGTTATTGTTTACTGTTAACAGAGCGACTCACTTATTGTATCCCCTGCGTATTTGAGTTGCCCTAGAGAGCCACTGAGAGTAGCCCTTCGCATACTGAGAGGCACTGAGATGAGCTACTGAAGAGCCTCGACGTGTGTGTACAATTAAGGGGAAAAACGTGAGCTACTGAAGGAGGACTGTGAAGGGAGGAGTTGCTCATGTAGTGAAGAGCCACTGAAGGGAAACTTGCCATATAGTGAAGGCTATGGAGCTAAAGATTGCCATACCATGAGAGCTATGCGTTTTTTTAGCTGTTTTCTGTGTCCACTGATATGAAGTGAACCTCCTTCATACCCCTTCAGTAGCAATTTCCTGTATTTTTCACTTCATATTGCTAAGGGGAATAGATTTTGCTCTATTCGGGATAGCAATACTGAGGAGAAAATGATCCAGCAAAGATTTTCTTTCACTTCAGTGCCACTGAGCAGAGAGGAAATCTATAGGTCTCAGTGATACTATCCCCATATACCTTCACTATACCTCTCAGTCTATACAATTCCCTTCCTTCAGTATTGCTAAGACTAAATAGACCAAATTCCCTTGAAAATGGTCTTATTAGTCTCAGTATAAGGAAAAATTGGGAATTTATTGCTCAAATCAGCTCTTATTCGGGATAGTATAAGCAAAAAATGGGAAAATGAGCTATGAAGAGACTGTGGTCAGTAAAAAAAGTTGAAAACAGGCATTTTTTAGGTGTTTATGACCACAATTACTGAAGAGAGATTTTTTGACCATTTTTTTTCAAATCTATAGCCCTCAGTATATACCCTTCATAATTGCAAAAAATTTGCTAGGGTACTGAAGGGAAATTTGACAAAAATTTTCATTTCCTGTAGCATGGTAATCAACATTCGATTTGGCAAATTCCAAATCTTCAAAAAATTGAAATTGAGGTTATCCATGAGTCATTTCAGAAGGAAACCACAAAATACTAAAGTGAAGGGTCACATTGTAGGAGCTCCTAAAGGGTATCCCACTGAGAGTAAACCTATAGATGGAACCCATCAAGGTAAAACGTGGTCAAAAATTCAGAGATGGTCAGATAAAGTCCTTCTTGAGAAGAGCTACGCTCGAAAACAGGAGAAAGCCTCCCTTATACGTAGGGAAGAGGTGTGGACAGTAAACTGACCGAAAATTAGGCAAACTTGCTGAAGGCATAGCCTTCAGTACAGCGAAGGGAAGAGAAATGCCCCTAGCTGAAGGGTGTTCTACGAAGTAGAACCGACTACCCTAACCAAGTGTCGAACTAGGTGAAATCGCATAGTGTCCTACTCTGCGATTTGCAGAGCTAAGCTGTGCATATTCCTTCAAGGAGGAAAAGCTGTATGAAAAATTCAACTCGTACAATTGCTTATGAGGGAAGTACCCTCGAAATTAACTTACCTGTAGCTGTTAGAGGCAAACTTTCAAAATCGGGTAAGAGCCAAGTTCACTCTAACGTGAATGGCACTAAAGATTTCCCCACAATGATGACTTCAGTCGCTATCGAC